CATCTACAGTAGCTTCTGTATCTCTGTCTTTTTCTGTTTCACGTTCTAATTCTGTTACCCACATTACTTTATTTGCATCTTTTCGGTCTCCGGCTTTACGGATTAAGACTAATTCATCAGTACCTTGTTTAATTGCCATAGGTTCTCTACCTCCTAATTTTTTGTATTAAAAAACGCAAGCCAACTTAATGACTTGCGTACTCTACATTTATCGTTGTATGTGACAACACTTGGTTTGTATCTTGCTCTGTACTTTCGTTCACATTCATGTGAGGTGTAGTCAATGTATATCCGTCTAGTTGTATCTCATCTAGCAGGATTGACTGAACCTGCATATAAAGTTCATCATTCTTACCTTTATCATCATCTTTGCACCAGATATGGATAGTTGCAGTAGGACTGCCACCGTAACTGTCAAAAGTTAAACGATTGATATCGTCTCTAATATCTTGAATAGCGATGAATGGATAAGGTAATTCTTGATTGAGTTCACTCGTACGGATAACTGGAACACCTAGATCAGTGAATTTTGAGTACAGATAGTTAAACAGTTGTAGACTAACTGATTGACGCATCGCACACCTCCTAACCGTTAATTAATCTTTCGAGGTCTGCTCTGACTTTCTTGGTGAACTCTTGGTAGACCGGGAACATAAACGTCTCTGGTTTCATGTATCTGGTACCGAATTCAAGGAATGAAGAATATCCAGCTTTTGAAGTGATACCATACTTGAGATGTCCTTCTTTAGCATCTTCAACCATTCTTGCTAAGTTACCAGTCCAATAACCTTTGTTCATTACTTCTTTAGCAGTTTTAACTGTGTCTGTACTAAATTTCACCGCATTATCGTGCAATACTTCATCTACATTGTCATCAATAGTGTTGTTCATTCGGTCAAATTCTCTGATTAAGTCGTCTAAATCTCCACCACTCTTAAAACGCATTACTTAACCTCCTCGACGTAAAACACTGTATCGTGTTCATAGTCAATTCGTTTCGTAATCTGATACTTAATATCATTGATATAAGCATGCGTCACAGTAGGCTCAAAATGACCGTTTAAACGTATGACACTGATGTCTTTGTTGATGTCTCCGTATTGCACCACTGTTTTTTGTGGACTTAATGGACTGATGTTACATGGTATTGCATCATAGCGCTTTTCGTATGTCTCAGTTCTACTTGTTTTAGGGTTATACTGTCCTTTTGTTTCTCTAGCAAACACAACTCTCTTGTTATATCTCAATAGAAAATACCTGCCCCACGTTTGTCTGAGTTTCGTGGCGTATATTGATCTATTACATCCATATATTCATCAAAGTCGTTTGCTTGAAACGTATTAGAACGCCCGTCTACGCTTTCTTGTGACATACCTTCAGCGCCAACACGATTAAAGCGCTTGACCGCTACTTCTTCCACGATATATTCCAATCTATCCGGGATAGTTTCCATATCGCTAGGAAGCAAGCTAATCAAACGCTTTTCAGTGTTATCTATTATTCTTTTTAATAGTTCGTCTTGAACATTGTCGTTAATAGAGAGTAATAGCTTAACATTCTCTAATGTCGCCATATTATCCCTCCAATGTGTCTAAGATGTCTGCTTTCGTATCTTTTTCAGATACTTCAATACCATGTTTTTGTGCAATTTCAATTAATTCTGCTTTTGTATTCTTATCACCTACAACTAATTTAATATATTGTTTGTTGAATTTATTATCAGCATGTAGCAATTGAATAATACGTTCATCTGTAATGTCAGTAGGGTAGATATCGCCAACTTCATAAGGCTTTTTACTATCTGCATCTACAAATGGTCGCACCACTTCATATGAATAAGCCATGTGTCAGACCTCCTTAGATTAATTAGACAGTTTCAGCTGCTTTACCACCTGTTAATTTAGCAAATGCATTATCGTCCGCAACATGGAATGAGAAGTCCATAGTTACACGTAATGCAATCATTTCTTGTTCGAATAAGTTAACTGGTGTTCCATCAGCATTTGTTAGTGTTGAAATTTGACCTTCTTCTGAAATTTTGTAAGACATATTGTAAGGTACGCCATAGAACATTTTGTTGAAGTCACCAGCGTATAAATCGCCTTTTTTAATTTCGTTAGATTTTAAATCTACGATTGGAATACCATCTAAAGTTTCGTTTGATTTATCGTAGTATTTTTCTTGAGTAACTTTATCAATAACATTTCTTAACGCTGTTTTATTTTGGTTTTTAGAAATAAATGCGTTAGCTTCTACATCATGCTCTAATAACTCATCTTCTAATGCTAATATGTTATCTAAATTGATAGGACCAGTTACAGTATTACCTGAAGTAACTACTGATTGTTCAATAGATTGAGTAAATGGATTATCTACGTTTAATACGCATGCTTCATCAATTTTGTTATAAAACGCTTCTGAAATTTGTGGTTTCATCTTTTCAAAGAATTGAGAATAAGTGTAATTTAAATATTCACGAGTCGCTAACACGATTACACCTAATTTGTGTGAACGCATTGTAGCTTGTACTACTGTTGGTTTAGAAGTTTGAATCTTACGACCTTCACCAACCCAGTAAGCACCCGGTTTATCTGCCCAATAAGTGAAAGTTTTTTCTGATTTTCCACCCATGTCTTGCACTCTACCTAATTTCATCACTTTAGAATTTTGTAACACATCTAACATAATAGGTTCGTTAAAATCATCTAATAACGTTCCATCTTTCATTTCATGCATCATCACATTATCGGGATTAAAATCCTGTCTTTTAACATCTGCCATTTAATATAACCTCCGTTATTTTATAATTCTATTTTCGTTCGCAAGTTCTTCAAATGACTTGCCACTTGCTTGTTGTCTGCCAAAACTACTACCTTGATTACTTGGTGTAGATTGACGAGTAGCTTCTTTGACTTGTTCTTGCACTGCGTTATCAAAGTCTTGTTTGATTTGTCGAATAACATCTTTGATTTCTTCGTTATCCTCAATTTTGATAAGTGCGTCAGCAAATGATGTAGGGAGTTCTTGTTCTTTTAAGTCATCAACTACATCAGACTTCAATTCTTTAAGTGCTTGTGCTTTCTCACGCTCAGCAATGGCTTTCTCGCGTTTAGATAACTCTTGTTCTTCTTTTTCTTTTTGAGTCATCTTCGCATAAGATTGTTCTTCACGTCGCACTCGTTCAATTTCTTCTTGAAGTTTTTTATCATACTCTTCTGCTAATCTTCGTTTATTTTTCTCACTAGCTTTACTAATTTTTGCGTCTAGCTCACTTTGTGTATAAGTTACCTCTTCGCTTTTAGCGTTATCGTTTTCTGACTGCTCATTATTATTACGTTCAGCTTCGTCTCCACCTTCTGCGAAGAATTGAAGATTAGCTTTTAAAAAATCACGTTTATTCATTTTTTATCCTCCTCATAAACGCTAAGCTCTTGAATTTATCGCATAAAAAAAGCGCCCCAATCAGTCAATTAAGCCCGATTAGTGCGCTAATGTTATTTAGATAGGAAACAAGTTACTTAACCCTTATAATTAGTTATAGTTTATGAGCAGTTTAATGACTTACTTAGGTCAAGTAGCTAACGTATGCTACCAACGAGATATTGGCGCGGTAACGCCAGGACCAACTGCTTCACGCTTTGACATAAGTACCACCTCAGATGAAGTTTTTAGATTTAAATTCTTTCTTCTCAGGTTCTTTCTTTTTCGCTTGTGCTTGGTTACTAGGGTTTGTATCATTCAAACGCTTGAGTTCTTTGTGAATGCCTTCAAGGGCTGCAGCAATACGTTCGTTATACACCACTGCCACCCTCTTGTATAGCATCTACAATTTTGTCTATCTTTTCTTGTGTTGTCATACTATCTTTAATGATGTCAGAAGGTTCTTTGTTGAAGATTTGATTATATTCATCATAAACATCATCTAGCCTGTCTTGTAAGTAACTTTCGTCATACTTGTCGTACTCGTCGATTGTATCACCATCAAGTTCAGTGACGTCATATAGGCCTTCCTCTGTTTCGTAATCTTCTTCGTACTCATCTTCTGATTCATCTTCAGGACCGCCTAGCCCCTCCAGGAATTCTATATCCTCTTGATCAAAATCATCAGAAAAGTCGTACTCTTCTTCCCAGTTTTCATCTTCTTCAAATTCGTCGTCATCTTCCATGAAGTCATCTTCATACACGCCATCTTCTTCATCGCTGAAATCAGTGTCTAGCACTTCTTCTTCTTCCCAATCAGCATCTTCATAATCCCCCACGGAATTATCAACGATTTCTTTTGCTACACCTTCGTTAGTAACTGGCGGTGTATTTGTAATATTGTTATCATCTGGCATTTACAAAGCCTCCTTTTAATTATTTAACAACGCCTCCGAAATATCTTCCTTCGCGCTCTTCAAAGAACTTATCACGCCAATCAGGATCGATGTATGGTGCGACAGCACTCCTACAAAATGGATGCATAGGTGGTGCATTTACACCCGGTTGCATATCTTTAACTTTGAATACTTTACCGTTTAAACCTCTACACGTTTTTGTTGTTTTGCTATCTAGTTTTGCATGATATTCATATTCTGCATCTTGTCCATGTTGCTCTAACATGTGCTTTTTAGAAGCTAGTGTTTGTACTCTAGCAGTTTCAGTGATTAACAAACGTTTCATATTGTAAGTGGTTGCTCCCGTATCTTTGCGCAAGTCTTTCACAAACTCATAAGGGTGTCTACCACGTAGTAATACATGGCGTGTGGTCTTTTGTACGTGTCTTCTAACAACGTCCATATCTGACCAAAGTCTTGTACTCCATTTATGCCCTTCAAAAGGTGTGAATATGATTGTTTTAACGTCATTGATAGATACTCGGAGTGTTTCCCCTAAGATACCTGCTTGTTGCTCTAATGCTCTGTAATAAGCACTCTCCATGTAGTTATACATAGATTGTTCTATCTGAGCGTATGCGTAAGTAACGATAAGTCCTAGTTGTGCTTGTAATAACTTTTCACGACTTACATACATCTTCGTGTTGTAGGCCCTTAGTTCTGCATTAGCTTTGTCACTAAAATCTTTATTCTCGACATACTGTTTTGCTTTCTGTTGGAACATTTGAACATCTACTGCATCAATCTTTTTCTTAGCTTCAGTTAATGTGATACCTTCGCTTGTTGCGTATCTCGCATAGAAACGATTGATCTCATTTTCGATATCTTCATTCATTTCATCGACAATACGTTGTATCTCTTGAGCAATCTCATAATCTGATTTACTTTCTTCATCAATGATTTCTTTCGCTCTATCTTCCCAGTAGGACATAGACTATCACTCCTTAATATCAGTTTCGTTGTCTATACCCTGTCTGTTATACATACGTTCATCTGACTTTTGAAGTTGGATATCTTCTTCGTTTTCGATGCGTTCCATTTCTTGTTGAGGGTTATCTATAAATGATACTAGCGACATTAATGTTTGATTACTTAGTTCTCCACCAGCTTGTAAGTACATATCCATTTCATCTTTAATTGACTTAGGAATGTTACGAGTGAATGTAAATGTAAGGTCACGAATAGCATCGCTATTTAACTCTCGATTGATACTCATAATTTGACCGATTAATTTGTAACGTCTACGCAAACCTTTTCGGAATAAACCTTCTTTAATTGCAGTACGTTGTTCTAGGCCAAATAGCTTGTATTTCATTGCTTCACCTGATTGATTGCCTGAGAAGTTCTCATCAGTCATATCTGGTGTATTAGTGAACATATGAATGTTACGACTAATTCTGTCTTTATATGACTCAACGCCATTTACATCGTATTCTTTATAGATGTATCTAGCGTCTACATTGCCCTCAGTCGTTTTCTCGTCCATTGTTGTATATTCAGGTGGGACTAAGTGGAACACATTCGCATCTTTTTGCAGTTGTGCTGTATTGCTATCTAATTCCATATTGCCGATAACAAGTAACATTGCATCGTTTAAATCACTCATGTAGTTCGCTGTGTCTGATTGTGCGTTGTCGTATAAGTCGATGAGTGGAATAACCTTCTCGAAGTCCCCACGACGTTTCTCGTTGTTGCTAAACTCTGTGATTGTAACTTTACCGAATGAATGCGGTTCTGCTGGTCTACGTTCTTCTAACTTCAAGTTAGTAGATTTATTCGCAATAAAGAAGTTAGTTGCGTTAGGTGTAATAACATCCACATTATAAATGTCTGTATCTTCTTGTTCCCTTATGGCTGTTTGCCAGTATCTCACTGCAATTAAACTGTTCTGTTCAATCGTATTATCGTAAATCACAAATGTATTGCGTGGATCAGATTTGTATAATCTCACTTCATCATCTTGATTACGGATAATGTACTCATAAGCGCGACCAAAGATAGATAAATCTAAACCGATTGAACGATTATGTGTGTCGATGTCGTTCAGCTTATGTAGTCCGTTAATCTTCTCTTGTGTACTTTCATCTTCTGTTTGTACTTGTACTGCATGGCCGAAACAGTAGCCATTAATGAAATCAGCAATATATGACGCAAAATCATGTGCTGCCCGGTTATCTGCTAAATGTCTTTCTCTACGTCTACGATTACGCAAGATGTTGAAGTTAAGTCCTTGATAGTAATCATCAAGCATTTGCAATCTAGGTACTTGCGCTTCTAAATGATGTTCAATACATTCGCTTATAAAATCGTAATCATCTAATAAATCGTTTAAGTCCCCGTCGTAACGATATGTTTCTACTGCATCACGTCTATATATCTTATCTCGATGTTGTCGGTACTCTGCGTCTCTTTCAAATTCATTTACTTTTAACAAGCGTTATCCCTCCTTATAAGCCCATTGATTTGATTGTATTGATTGTTTGTTTAACACCTGTACGTTTTTTCATTTTTGGCTTATAGAAACGCTCAACACTATATCTTAATGAGTCAATGCAATGATTGTAAGTATCGACTGGTTCATTTAAATACTCTTCTGTATTTTTATCTTTTTGCCATGTGTAGTTGTCAAACTCTTCAATCGTTTTAAAACAACGCTCATCAATTACAATGTCAAACTGCATTAAAAATTGAAGTCCCTGAACGACCGAACCTTTACCTTTTCTGGTAGGTTTAATGCGTTCAACACCTAACTTTTTTATTTCTTGAATACTCTTTTGTTCTGCACTATCTGCAGTAATTTCTTCTTTTGCATAGCCTAGTTGTTTGATTGTTCTAGCAATCTCATCATTCAACATTCCAGTCTTAACATACTCTTCGATGATGTATAATTTTTTGTTTTTTTTGTCTATTTTTACATGAATAAAAGCACTAGGATCATTCACATATCCAAAGTCGAGACCGAAGTATGAAGGTAAGTGTCTTAACTCATCTTTATTGAGCAATCGTTTCTCATACTTTGGAAACACTAACTTATCTAAAGTAGCGAATTCACCTAGTGCATATATTTTGTAATAAGCTGGGTTACGTTGTGCCAGCAACTCTAAGTTATTACGTGTAATTTCATCTAAAAACTTGTTATCTTTATAACTTGATTGACGTATCATAACGCCTTTCATATCTTCACCGTGTTCAAAGAAATATTTATATACCCAATTCAACTTAGATACTGGGTTAAACATCAAGAATATCTGTTTAAAGTCATGTTTACGTTCTCTTAGACGCAATGTTAATTGTGTATAGTCATTCAATGTAAATTCTGAAGCCTCCTCCATAACGATATCTGAAATACCTTTAATCGATTTAATCTTCTCTGGATTATCTAAACCTTTAAATAAGAATGTAGCACCATTAGGCAATACAACTTTATTATCAGTTTTATTCCACTGGCACAAATCCCATATGCCGTAATCAATTAAGCAACTTTTGACATCTTCAAACAAACTATCTTTGATTGTCGATTGCACCTTTCTAAGCCACAACATACGTCTAGGTATAGGCCATTTCATCAATGCTTTAAGCACCACTTTCTGAATAACCCCATGTGACTTACCACTTGAACCTCCACCATAATGTACTTCGGTAAAATTGTCATAATTAGTAAGTATTTCGAAGATATTTTTGTTAAACACTTTCTCTGGGTTATTAAAATTAAGTTTAAGGTTCGTCATTGTAATCACCTATGTTGATTTCGATATTCTTTTGAGTAATTTCTTTCTTATCAATATAAGCGCCATGTACTTTTAAGATATGATCTAATGAACGCTGGCGTTCTTCCACATTAGGTGTAATGGTATAAGTGACCTCTTTATCCACTTCACCTTCTAAATGGTCATATCGTTTAGTGTACGCTTTTTGTGGTTCTCCTCTTGCAATAGATGCTGATAATGCTAACGCCTCTGTAATGCTCATTAAACTTTCTTCTTGCACCTCTTTTATACGTTCATTGATGTAATTCTTGATTGTAGTATTTTGTAGTAGTTTAGTTGCGTTAGTATTAGCTTTATTTTTAGAATAACCAGCTTTAATATAAGCATCTGTTGCATTACCACTCTTAATATATTCATCTGCAAATCGTTGTTGTTTTATATTCAGTCCGTTCATCTCATATATCACCAACTCTCACGTTATTCACTTAATTTATTTTTACACAACAAAAACCTACCCGACTTTTCTATCGGATAGGCTACTTAGGAGAAAATAATAACTCAATACACTTTTTCAAGGAGTAAAAATGTTAGAAAGGTTTAAGACTTATATCTAATAAGAGTGAATTATGCTGTGAAGTGTTAATCTTCACAATATCATAATAACTCGTTTTTTAGAGGACTTATATATATCAAAAGTCCACTTACACATAGCCTATGTAATTGGCTAGTGTTTCAATCATTGCGTCACGTCTACGTAAAATGCTAGTTTTATTTGTTCCGAAGTATGCTGCTAAGTCCTCCCAGTGATAACAACCAATAGGACACTCCCAATATCTCTTGTTGATTAGATCACGTGTATCTTCGTCTGCCTCATTCACAAGTTTATCTACACCGTTAACAATATTTCTTAACGTGTTATATCTCTTGTTACTTAATTTCTTAACAGATTCTCTTTCAACTGGATTACCTGGCAAATTACTTTTACCTGCGCCGATGTTTTCAGGCTCATGATTTTCCAAAATTTCATATTCACAGATTTTCATTTCTTTTCTGTACCGTTCTACGTGCTTAATATATTCTTCTAGCTTTTTTATATCGTGTTTTTCAATTGTTATCACTTCTTACCCTCCTCCGACTTAACTACAATCCAAATGAGATAAACGATAGGTATAAGTACAATCCAACCTGTCATTGTCTTACTCCGTTAATATCATATTGGTCACTTTCATTCGCATAATCATTCGGCGCCTTATCTACTTCGTCATTCGCACTTAACTTGTAATACAACTCTCTACCTAACCATTTACCTAGTTCGTACACTGCGATAGTAAACCAGATTTTTAATATACGTTTAACCATTCTGTTCACTCCTTACCTAGTATTTGTTTGATTTTAGTAAGTGCATCGCTATCTTCTTTCTGATCATATTCAAAATAATAACCACCCGTTTTATTTCTATCGCCATTTAAAACCTTACTTATATTTCCTTGTTGCAAACCCGTGTATGTTACAACGTCTTTTACACAATCAAATTTCATAATCAATTCTTTAGTTTTATAATCGTACATAGATATAGGTCTGCTTTTAACTAATTTATACTCTTTCAATCCTTTTTCTGCATTTTCTTTGGAAGTAAGAAATTGCATATTTTCGTAAAAATAACCTAAATTAGGGTTAATTCTATCTATACTCGGCGCTAAATTTCTATCAAACCCACTATTTTTATAATTTTCGAATAGTTTCACAAACGAATAATGTTTAATAAATTTTGTAGTAAATTCTTGCACGCTGAACGGTAATTCTCCAAAACCTTTTTCTTTATTTCTTGACGCCATTGCATAATATAATTTATTCAAAAAACCAAACTCAGTTTTTGAATATTCACGCATATAGTTCTTGTGGTAATCTTTACCTTTAGATATTCTATCTACAATATCTAAATGAACAATTCGTTTAACACAACCGCAATCTTTTCTTCTTCCGGATGTTAAATATTGCATAGGAAATAGTACAGTGTTACCACATTCACATTCGCAATCGTAACAGATTACTTTTTTACCATTAGGTCTTATTTTTATAATTCTTTCAACTGGTTTTAATTTCCCAAAAACTTGTCCCAAAATATTAACTTTCATTTTTGTAGGTGTTTCCGCTAAAGGAAAGTCATCAACATTTGAATGTACTCTAACCATTCAAATCACTTTCCTTAATAAATGTGCCATTCACAGTACGACCAGTTCTATCTTTAATCTCATCATATGCATACTGTAAGCACTCCTGTAACGTCATATTGTTTTGTTGAGCTAATATTACTAAAGTTACGATAACGTCTCCTATACCGTCTCTGAGAGCGTCTATATCGTTTCTACATAAAGCAGCAGCAACTTCTCCACATTCTTCTGATGTTTTAGCATATTGTGTGAATGAATTACCCTTGTGTAAATCTTTATCAATACTCCATTGTTGTACTTGTTCTACTAATTGATCTAATGTGTTAGTCATTTATTGTTCCTCCTTAAATTTAACTTGATACGGTGCTACTATTCTTAATTCATTGTTCCATTTCGATTACTGCAACTGGTTTAGCAATTGTGCTTGAAGGGTTCAAATCTTTAATGCTCATGATCTAACCACCTTCTTAGGAAATATGTCGTTTTCCATTAAGTAACTACAATAATCACTACGCGTATGTTTTTGAGGCACGTTGAACAAGTGAGGTTTCTTACGTCTTAGTTCTTCCTTTCTTCGTCTTTGGATACGTTCTTTTAAACTTTCGGCTCGTTCCATTCTTTTTAGTGCATTCCACTCTTTGCGACGCATACCGACTGGCGCTTCAATTGCGTCGTAAAAATCCCAGCCCTTATTTATTCTTTGTCTCAAAGAGAACATGTTTATTCCACTTTCTTCCATTTTCATTTCATCTTTTTCAGTCATCACAAAAGTTTGTTTACCTACTCTAATGTTTTTCATTTAGTCCACCTCTACACTTTCAATTTCATGTTTTTCATCTAATGCTTCACCGTAAGGATCATTTTTAATTCTGTCCTCCCAGTATTCTCTGTGGTCATCTTCATCACTATAAGAAGATATCCAAACAGGCTTTTTAACTTTCAACTCTAGTTTTACTTTGAACTCAAGTATTTCTTCTCTAGGTTCCATTGTTCTCCCTCTTTCGTTTTCGTCTGACTTTGATAAGTTCCTCGTACTCAATCCATTCAAGCCCCGTATATTTAGGCGCTTTACATATCCATGTGAGCTTGACGTCAGGATATTTGTATCTGAACAGTTTCGCTTTTAACTTTGCTGTAGTTGTTGCCATGCCTTTTACATCAATGACTTCTATTAAGTCGTTATCAAGATATAAAGCAAAGTCTGCGATGTATTCGGTTTTTCTTTGATTCCCAAACTTAGGGATTAACTCATATCTCGGTTGTATCTCGATACGGTTATATGTCACGCCATTCATCTTTTTTTCTAAATATTGGTAATATTCACATTCGACTTTGCTATCGAATACGATTCCTTTATACTCAACTTTCTTAGCGTTGTATTTACTCATGATTCACCTCAAAATAAATAGTCATCAATCGTGGTTTGTTGTTGTAATTCTTCCTTGCGATACAATTTATATTTACGTTTTAACTTGTTAAGCTCTTCTTTTGTTACATTGCCATTGAATACCTTTTGAAAGTGCATACCTGCGTAATTACCTAAGTTATAAGTATCTTCTTCTAAAGGTATCACGCTACACATCTTCCAACCGTCTAAGGTGTATAAGTAATATTTGTCTTTATATCCTTCGCGTAGTCCCATCACTACACCTCCACAATTGGTTGTCTGTATGCTTTTTCTTCTAACTTTCTATTGATTAAGTTGTTTAGTTCCTCATCATCTTTCGCCCAATCAATCATTTTTTGAGCGTATAGATCACTGCACTTTAATATCTCTTTGATGTTTTCTTTCGTTACCATGCGTCACGCTCCCTATAATCATCGCCTAGCACTTTCACTGTTCTAGCGTTATGTTTCATTCTCGAATTGATACGTTGCCAATTCATATCTTGATTTAAATGTTTATCACTAAAGTTAGTAGTAAAGATATTGTTTTTACCTACTCTGTTATCTACTATGCTAAATAGCTTATTGAGTGTATGTTCTGTGTTTTCTACGCCTACATCATCAAGTACAAGCAAATCTATATTGCTTAATAACTTAACAAGTTCGTCTGTCGTCTCAGTCGCACTTTTGTTGTAAGTCGCTTTAATACGTTCCATAAGCATTGGTATGTGCATAAATGCTACGGTATAACCTTCATTTTTAATCGCCTTTGCTATGGCATAGGCTATATGGCTTTTTCCGGTACCATACGAACCCTGTAATATTAATGACTTAGGTTCATTCACTGAAAACGTTTTGACGTACTCTATGGCTGTTTTTTTAGCGTGTACCTGTTGTTCATTTTGTGGTTTGTAACTGTTAACCGTTGCTCCTTGTAATGAATGGTTAACAGTAGATTGATTAAATATACTGTTGATATATTTCTGTTTACGTTTTTTCTCTGCCTCTTTGCCAGCTTGTATCATTGCACAGTCACAACCATGTCTGAATTCATGTCCGTTACTGAACTTGTAATAGTCGTAACGATTCCCACACTTCTCACACTTTAGGTCGTGTTTTTCTTCTAAAATGTTTTTATTGGACTTTATATTTCTGGCTAGGCTTTCCATTGATTGCATTCAATCACTCCTAATCCCAATAGCTAGGATCGTATTTCATTCTTTCTAGTTGATCTATTCCACTCGGTTGTAATTCTTGATTAAGGTAACCCTCAAACTTAGTACCGAATAACGTTTCAGGACGTAGATACTTTTCTTGACTTGTACCTAACCATTCTGAAGTTTTAATATCGATAACTTTTTTAAAGTCATCTAATCTAAAATCTTCATTCCAACGTGCTTCTATAAATCGTCTCGTCTTACCAGTAGTGTGTTTATATTTTTTATTTGTTTTATCATTTAGGTAAGCAACAATTTCTTTATACGGTATAGGCTCCACAGTCGACGAAGGAGACAATATATTATTGTTAGTAGTCTCTGTAGTAGTCTCTGTAGTAATCTCTGTTAAGGATTGTTGAGTTTCTTCACTATCCATTGTTGAGTTTCTTAACTTTCCATTGTGAAGTTTCTTAACAATCCATTGTGAAATTTCTTTACTATCGACTTTATAATGAACAGTAGGCGCACCATTCGCTTTTTTTAAAGCCGTTTCTACAATGCCCATATTTTTAAGTTTTTTCGTTGCTCTCATTACCTGATACTTAGATAGCTGTATTTCTTCCTCCCACTCTTTATATGATTTATAAAAATAACCATCTTTTCTACTTGTCCTATCCGACCAGTAAATCAATTGGTTGAGTAATGCTGCTGTGTGATAATCTTCTGTAATTTCTATATAAATCACTGGAATAGGTATGATGTTGTTTTGTCCGCTAAATTGAGTGATAATTGATGAAATATAATCTCTATTATTCATTTAACTCACCTCTTAACGGTTATCTTTCTTCTATTAATATAATTTACGTTTTCTACTTCTCTTTCTATAAAACCTATTTTCTCAAGCTTTTTAATCGCTCTTTTAACAGTTGATTCAGAAACTCCATAAAGTTCTGATAACTCTTCGTTTGAAATGTCCGTAGAACTTTCAATATTATTCGTTAGAGAATCAAGTTCACATATCAATATCTTTTCGAAAAAGGTTAAATCTTTTCTAATTCTTACTTCTTTAGTTAAAACGCCTAAGCCCGCTGCACTTCTTATGATTGTCATTTTATCTTTTCTCCTTTCAACATATCGTTTAACCTGCTATCTACTGAAAGCCATGAATTTTCAAGATGATGTAACTTGTCAAAGGTTTCTACACCCATATCATGTTGTGATTGATGATGTTCTCTGCACAAAGCCAATACTTCATATCCGTAATGATCCATTGTCTTACGATTAGCACCTCTTCCTATTGCGTAATGATGTGCTAAGTCGGAATGTGGTTTACCACAGATAACACAGTTACGATTGACCGTTGCCCAGTAAAGGAACGCTTTATCGTTTTTGAGTAAGTCACTTGTCTTATAATTAAGTGGTATATTATTGTGAAACACCCAGTCGAGAATTACTTCTATAACTTGTTTAGCTTGTTCTCTTGTGCAGTCACTCAATGAGAGGCGTTTCTCGTAGCCGTAGAGGACTTCTACGTAATCCATGAACAAATACCTCATATAATCACGGGGTTGTCCTGTATATGCTTCTATGTCGTTACAGAGAGCAAACATTTTTCTACGTTGCTTATCCGTAATCTTGAATGGATCTGCAACTCTTACATCTGCTTCTACTTCGTAACCGTTGTCTAAAAGTAATGATGTTTTGTTATCTAGTTCTACTCCTTTGATGACTACAGTCGTTGTACCGTCATCTTCTGTAATGTAGTTTTTTATTACTACCATCTAATCAGTCCAATCAGAACGGCAACATATCATCAGTAATTTCGATAGGTCCATTTGCATTTGCGAATGGATTTTTACTTTTTGTCTGTGTATTATGTTCTTGTTGCTTTTGAGATTGGTTGTTACCTTTGCTATCTAAAAACTCAACACGGTTAGCAATCACTCGTACTACTGAACGATTGTGACCTTCTTTGTCTTGAAATCTATCTTGTTTTAAGTTACCTTCGATTAAAATTTTGCTGCCTTTAGCACAATAATTATTAAGTAGTTCAGCAGTTTTACCGAATGCTACTATGTCAAAAAATGATGTATCGTCTCTTTTGAATGGGTTATCAACTGCCATTGAGAAGTTAGTTACTTGTGTTTGACCAGCTTGTTTAAGTTCTAAATCTTTAGTGATACGTCCTGTTAAAATAGTTAAATTAGTCATTGTTATTCTCCTTGTCTAATTGCTTTAGTCCTGCGTCTAATTTTTGATGCGCTACTGCTATATCTTTTTTAGTAACTTTGTTAATGTTTTGAATACCTAACCAACGCATTGTTTTGTCTAGTGTTGCATCTCTTCCTTTTTCTTGAGATAAAGTTACAAACTGGTTGATACGTTCTTCTAATTCTGTAATGTCATTGTCGTTAGCGCTTGGAACTTCTTCACCGTTATATATATAAAGACCTAGGCCATGTAATGCTGCAGCTTTAACGAAACAACGTTTTTGAGCTTTGTTAATATCGAACGTTGTCGCGCTACCCTTTGCTAAAGATTTATTTCTAAAATCCAACACTGGAAGCCACTCTGTTTCTGTTTGTCCTTTCACAGTCACTGACACTTGTACGAAATAACCCTCCGGAGTAGCTAAATAAGGTACAAAATAGTTTTCTAGTGGTACGTCAGGGTGTACAAATTCATGTGTTTTAATACTGTAGTTGCTGTCTATCTTTTTTAATTCTTGATGAGCGTATGACCATGCCAGGTAGGTTAATCCGTTTTTCTTTTCTACATGATCGTTAACATCTTTATGATTTAATTGATTAAATAATGTTTCTTCAGTCATACTCAACCTCCTCGTATTTAGTTGTTTCTGTCACTGTTTTCTTAATAGCTATATGTTCAGTCATGTCTATAACTGATTTTTCTAGACCATCAAAGTCCTTAGCGTCTCTCATATCCGTTGAATATTTAATAGTCGGGAAGTTTTCGCTAGGTTTATTTGTGATATACAAGTCGTTATCTTTACGCTTGATGATATACGTCACTGTCTCTTTCATTAGCGATACACACCCTTCTCTAAAATGTTGATTGATTCTTCCATAGTTTTAATCGTTTTATCTAAACGAATACATGATTGTATTTGTTCTGTATAATCTTTTCTTAACTC